CGATTCCGCATTCCTGCGGGGTCTTGCATTCTGCGCAGATGGTCAGCATGACGGCACCCTTTCAATGAGGTCCCTATCGTACATCATCGGCGCGAGCAGCTTCTTCGCGCGCTCGTACACCACCTCAGGCTCATCATCCAGCCGGATCGAGTTGAACACCTTCGCCCCGCCGCGCCAGTTGCGCATCACCGTCTGGATCGCCACGCGGTACTGAAGATCGAGCTTCTGAACGCACATGCCGACGGCCTCACAGACGAGCTTTCGCGCGTTGGCCTGCGCGCGGTCCGCGAGGTCGTCGGAATCCTGCCAGCGCGAACGGTAGTCGCGGCACATCACCGACGCCCTCTCATGGCCCAGCTTCGGCGTGTACTCCGCCTCATAGTCGTACCAATCAATCAGGAGTTCGTCGATTTCGTCGTTCATGCACATCCCCGTTGGTTTCGGTCATCGTGCGCAGATGACGAGAGCGGCCGAGTGCGCGTCGGCGTGGCGCGGTGCTCAGGCCGGCGGCGTCCATCTGAACGTCGCCGCGCGGTGTGCCTGCACCTCATCCCAAAGCGCGTCAAGCTGGTTCGCGTCGAGCTTGGCTTTGCCGCCGCGCATGCCGCTCACCCGCTGGTCATTGGGCGTTTCGCAGTTCAGGCGCAGGCGTTGGCGCGGGGCGGGGCTGGTTTGAGTTCCGTGCCGCATGATCAGAACGGTTGGCCGCAGTAATCGCGCTTGCTCATCTGGCAAAGCGTCGGCGTGGCGCGCGGGTGGCACATTTCCGACGGAAGGTTCGGATGCATGAACTGGGCGATGGAAGCGAATCGCTCATTGAGAAAGCGAGACTCGTACAGTCGCTTCGCGCGCTCCTGCTCCTTCGCGCCGTAGTGCGGCCGGTACTTGCTACCGCGCTTCTGGCGCTTGCTCGGCGCGACGCGGCGACGCTTGCCGCTGACTGGTAGATCGCGCTCGATGGTTACGATGTTCTGACTGATGCTCGCCAGTGAGCCCAGCAGGCTCGCGCCCATAGCGCCAGTGAGAATTGCGAGTCGCTTCATGTCCGTTTTCTCCGTGTGATCTGAAAGCGGAGGAAATACCCTCGATTTCGGGGCCTATTTCCTCCGGCCTTTATTGCTCTAAAAATCGAGCCTATTTCGGCCTTGACTTATGCGGCGTCGTGCAGGCGCTGTTTCAGCAGATAGCCTTCGAGCAGCCAAATCTTCTGCGCGGCGTTCGCTCGTGCGATCTTGCGGCCGATCTCGGCGTCGAAGTTCTCGGGCGAGGCGCATGCGCTCTCACCCGTCACGGTGAAGCCATTGCGCAGCACGAGCACGCAGAACGTGAGCAGCGAGAGTGCGTAGGGGGTCTCCGGCTGCTCGCCAAACCCTGGCCACGAGCCAAGCGCGCCATCGTGAGCGGTGAAGTAGTGCTCGCTCACGATCGCGTCCTCGATGTCCTGCGGCGTGATGCGCGGCGCCGTCTTGCCCTTGCGCTGAATCTCGTCTTCGATCTGCTCGCCGCCGTTGCGCGGCGTATGCGTTGCCATGTTCAAGCTGCTCTCCTCAGTGGTTGGTGCTGCTGATCTCGCCACGCCCTGAATGGCCGGCGAATGAACCGATGAAACCGCTGCTCGGCCGCTCGGTCCTCGGCGAGCTGCCGACGACTCTCGATCTCGCACGCGGTGCGGATAAAGGCCGCGGCTTCGTCGACGGTGGGCTCTCTCGGTGGAACCATGTATTGCGAGACGAAGGCGCGGAACTGAGGGTCGCGCGGGAGCATGCCGGCGAGTTGGAGGATGTTCATGGCTTGAGCACCTTGACTGCGAGACGGCCAATGCGATACACACGGTCGAACCCGTAGCGCTCGCTGAACAGCGGCTGATGGTCAATTCCGAACCAAAGGCCATAGCCGAAGATGCGGAACCAGCCTCCTCTGCGCCAGATCGTTACGGCGGTGAAGTGGCACTTTTGCATCAGCGCCTCCACCGTGTAAAACGATGGCTCTGCGCGCTGCGGATCGGAAGCTTGAACCAGACGTCTAGGAAGCCCGATTTCCGCAACCAGGTAAGGCCGCAGACATAGCCGCCCTCGTTCAGGGTGATGCAGCGGCGGCTGATGTGCCACAAGCCGCCGAGAAATCGCTTGTAGCCGCTCATCAGTCGCCCTCCCTCTTGCTCTCCATGCGCAGGATCAGGCTCCGATCGTTGCTGTCCCATGCGTTGCCGTAGACGTCGGGATGGTGACGGGTCTGGCGAACCCAGCCGCCGCGGCAGTCGTAGAACGCGCCAGCGAACACCTTCGCGTCCATAGGCTTGTCCTCGAATGACTTGAGCGCGTTCTTCTCGAAGTCGCTCTCCGGTGTGATGACGAGTTGAACAACGCCGTCTTCGATGTAAATCGCCGTCTTCATACGAAGTGCCTCCGCCCATACCGCGCGATCAGAATCGCGTCGGCGCGGCCATCGTGCTTCTGCAGTGGGCAATGCGACATGCCGTAAAGCTGGCGAGCGATGCGCAGGCTCTGGGCCTTGGTGGTGTCGTCCTTGCGGTTCTTGATTCCGTAGAACCGCTGCCATGTCTGCGGCGTGATGAATGACACGTCCAGCCCGTTGATCTCGCAGATGGCGCAGATCACAGCCTTGGTGGCGGCAAGCGATGCCTGCGAAGCCATCGACCCCTTGCGTTCTTCGCCGCCGCCCATGAACGCGTGCATGGACTCCATGACAACGATTCCGGTCTCGTCGGCGGGCACCAGCTCGCGCAGCAGCTTCTGGAGCGCCACCGGGTCAACTTCGTTGTGCGCCTTGCCGTTGCCCTGCTTCTGTCGGACTGGCATGTCTCGCACACTCGGCGCGTCGTTGTGGTCGAGCGACGCAATGGCGCCGCGAATGCCGGGGTCAATTCCGAGGATCAGCATTGCGCCTCCTTTTGGGCGTCTGGAAATCGGTTCATGGGGTCTCCCAAAGCTTCTGTCCGCGCACGCGGTAGTTGTCGACGACCGTCTGACGGATGGCCGCGTATTCGGTCTTCAGTTCCGGATCGATGCTTTCCTCGACGACCTTTCGTCCCGCGCTCGACGTGATGGCGTCAGTTGCGCAACGGGCGATGTTGAACGGCAGCGGCTTCCCGGAATCGGACTTGCCGCGCAAGACAGCGCGAAATGCCCACTCGGCAGACGGCTCTGCGCGCTTGATACGGCCGATGGTGCGGCTCAAAATTTCGAGGTTCTTCGCGGCCTGCTCGGGCGTAACCGACGGGTTGTGCTCCAGCTGCGGCGCCTGCGACGCGACAGCTTCGACTCGCGCGCGCCGGCAGTGCGCCATGAACTCGGGCAACGTCGGCGCCCGTTCGAGGTCTGTCATCGTTTCGCGGCCGGCCTTCATCTGCGCGCTCGTGAGCCGTGCGAGTTCGACGCCCCATTGCCGCTTGGTGTCCTCGATCTTCGAGCCGCGCCAGAGGTCCGCAAAGCGCGCGCCGTAGGTCGACGACATGGCGGCGAACAATGCCTCGACCCAGCGCTCAGGGATGGCGTTAGCCGGCCAGTTAGGCGATTCGGGTTGCGGGTACATCGATGGTGCGGTCGTCGTCATTGCTTCGGCTCCTGCCGGTCAGTCCTGCGATGGTTTCGGCTCGTTCGTCGTGGTAGCTGCGGTGGTGAGGCGGCGATGCGCGCGCAGCGTTCATCGAAGCGAGAACGCGATCGGCGTACGCCGGCAGGAATGCGATGGGTTCGGTGGTGTCGGCGTGCGCCTTGGCTATTGCGGCATCCATCTGCCGGGCAGTGACGCCAGCCTTCGCCCATGCTGAGAACAGTGGCCATGCCTTTTTCCGGTCGTGAACACTGCGCTCGTTGAGCAAAACGCCGTGATGCTCGGCGAAGTACCGCTGCCAATCCGCTTCGTTGCGCGGGATGAAATCGTCGCTCGCGCTGCGCGGTGATGCACCACTGACGACGACTCCACCTAAGGGGTTATCAATAGGTGATGGTGATGGTGATGGTGATGGGGATTCCTCAAGCACTTTCGAAGCATCTGCTTGCGGAATGCTCCGAGCATCCGGTTTACCCCATCTAGCCTCTGCTGCCTTGCGTGCCTTTTCGGTCGCAGCGGCTTTGCCAGCAACGGCTTCGGACATTTCAGCGTCGATACGCTTGTGGTGCCAGTGCCCGTCAATCAGAGTGAAAAATTTCTGTAAAACAGGCCAGTGCTTTTTCCACAAAAAATCTGTGAGGCGCGTGACCTGTTGGAGGACAATTTTTTCATCAGGCGGCGGCCCATTGCGCCAGTAATCCATGATCAGCAGCAGATATGCGCCATGCTGTTCAGTGGTCAAACGCGTGGTGTCCGCGAGGTAATCGCCGATGTATAGCGGCATCCAAACGTCGGCCTTTTCGTCAGTCTTGGCCATTTGCGGACCTCGCCAAAATCTCGGTGAACTTGGCATCCACGGCTCGAAAAACCTCGGCCCATTCCAGGTACGAAAGCTGGCGGAGCCGCGGCAAGCCGAAGTCGAGAACAGCACACAATTCCCACAGCACGCTCCAGCTAGCGCCGTGTTCATAAAGCGAACCTGTCAGATGCTCGATCACCGATGTAGGGTCGTCGTGCATGTTTTCGTGGCACTTCTCGCACAGCGTCACCAGAAACCCATTCGAGTATTCCCAGGGCTCTCGACCCTTCACATAGCGCGTGTGGTGGACGTGCAGCGTCGTGGAGTCGTCCGTGCATTCCTGACAGCGAAAGCCGTCGCGCTGCATGATTTCGAGGCGCTTCTTTTGCCAGCGCGGATCGCGGAGCTTCTCGGAGTACGTGGCCATGGCTATTTCTCCGCCATACCGGCAATGCGGCCGGCCAGACCGAACACAGTCCGAACGTGCTTCCAGACTCGATCCTTGAGGCGTTTGACCTCATGCGACTCGACGCGGCCATCAGCAAAGATCGCATTGACCTCACGCCCGATGTCGCCGTTTGTCTCCCAGGTCTGCGCCATGAGCTCGATCACGTCAGCGTCAGCGCAGTTCTCGGGCGTGGGCAATTCGATCAGCACCAGGCCGAGTTCACGCGCCCACGCTTCGAGAATCCGGCGGTCGCCAGTGATCTCGGTCATGCGCACCGCTTCCATGAGAGTCAGGTGATTGCGGTTGTCGGGGCCGCGGTTGAGCACCACCTTATTGCGCAGTAGCGCGCCGGACGAAAGGCCCATGCGCAGCGCGAGCGCGTCGGTGCCGCCGTGCTGGTAGTCGTGCGCAACTGCGTGCGCCGCGTCGGTTGTATTCAAGATTGCTCCGAGCGTATGTGGTGCAGTGCAGCGCCGGTCTCTAAAGTCCGATGCAACACCAATAAGAAAGCGGGGAACCAACTCATGCCGGGGAAAGAGCCGCAGGGCCGAAACGACGAAGCCAGAGCGCACCGTGCGCCAGCGAACACAAATCCCATTTCAGCCCTCATCCGGGCCGATTCCAGCCACCAACGCCAGACGCGACTTGTGTAGCCTTGCTACGTGGTCGCGGCCGTAGATGCGAATGAGCACCAGCTCACGCAGGAATTCGGCTAGGCCCATGCCGGCGTCGAATGCGAGACGGTCAAGCTCGTCTTTCGTATCGTCGTCGACACGGACCTTGATCTCGGCCGTGAGCTTGCCCAGCGTCCCGCTTGTGCGTCCTCGCGCCATGCCTTCACCTATTGATTTGTCGGTCACTTGAGTTCGCCCCCGGTCGGGCAGCTGCTTGTTCGGTTATCGGGCGCATCGGGGCGCTCTCGGATTGCGCCGCTGGTCAGGCGGCGGCTTGTTCGGCGGTCTGCGCCGCTTGGGCCGCCTCTAACTGGCGACACTTTCGCTGCCCGGCTCGCGAGACCTTTTTATGGAGCGCAATCAGCTTTTGCCCAGGCTCGAACCGAAACCCTTTCTGAGATTTCTGGTTCAAGACGTGGCTCACGGCGGACTGAGTCACGCCGATGTGCCGTGCGATGTCGGCTTGGCTCATGCCGCTGGCCAAGATGTCGGAGAGGAGTTTTGTCCAGTTCATGGAGCGAATATTAGCATGCTAATAGCGCAAGGCAATAGCACTCTGCTTGAGAAAACTAATAAAGTTCCGCCCATGAGCACAAGCCAACGAATCCGTCAATTACGCGATCAGCGGGGTCTTTCCCAGCTTTCTCTCGCGTTAAAGGCTGGCGTAACCCAGGGTACGATCAGTCAACTAGAGAACAACCCAAGTCAGGGTTCGAAATACCTCGCCGCGATCGCTCGCGCCCTCGACGTTTCTGTCGACTGGCTGGAGACGGGTAAGGGTCCGATGGAGCGCCCGCCGAAGGTGCCGATTGACCCCTCCGAATCCGACCAATTCATTGCAATAAGAAAAGTGGCCTTCCGCATCAGTGCAGGGATAGCAGGATTCGCCGTCGACTACCTCGACAGCGACGACGGCGGCCCGCTCTTCTTCCAGCGCAGCTGGTTTGAGGCCCGCGGGTTCGATCCGGACAAGCTTTTCGCCCTGAAGGTCCGCGGGGCAAGCATGGAGCCGACGCTTTCGGACGGCGATCACGTCGTGATCAATACCGCAGATGTCACTCCGACAGATGGCGATGTGTTCGCCTGCAATTACGAGGGCGAGTTCGTCATCAAACGCGTGATTCGCGACTCTGGCGACTGGTGGCTCAGCTCGGACAACATGGATAGCCGACGCTTTCCGCGCAAGCGCTGCGACGAGCGAACCTTCATCATTGGGCGCGTCGTGCATAGACAGAGCGAGAGAATTTGATGGACGTGGTTGGCGGCATCATCGCGTTGCTTCTTTCTGCAGTTTCTGCCGTCTGGAACTGGTGCGGATCGCACGAGACGTTCCTAGCAATAGCTTTCGCCCTTTGGCTAATTGGGAAAGCGGAGAGCGACATCCGCGATCTAAAACGACGTTTGAAACTGGCCGAAATTGAGCTAGAGCAGCTGCGACAGTTCAGGCAATAGAACCTGGGCGAACATTTGCCTTTCTCATGAACTAAAAAGCCGACGCACATAAAGACGGGGTAGTCATGCGAAGAATAACGAGACTGACGGCGGCAGCCGTGGTGGCTGGGTGCGGGTTTTTTATGGTGAGCGCCAGAGCCGACGCCGAATGCGTCGAGCGCATCGAGGCGGACGCTCGCCTTGACCCAGTTCGAGACAAACTGCCAATCTTCATCACATCGCCTTCCATGGCGCAGCTTGCCAACCATACCCGCCCGACCAAGGCGGAAAAGCGGGCCCTCCTTGCTTACGACGAGGATCGAACCTTCTGCGAGTCAGAGACAGGCCGCAACTTTACTGGCGAAACGGCTTCGGGCTATGGAGCATTCGTCGTCAACTCGCGGAAGCTACGCGCGCAGCTGTACGACGGCAAGATTGACTTTGGGACGTATGTCTCAACCGACTCGGACAACGCGCAGTCATTCCTCGCATCCCTTCGGGCCAAAGAAGCGCAGGCGCAAGCGCAAGCATGGGCCGAAGCACAATCTCGGGCTGACGCTGCGGAGCGTGAGAGCCGACAGGCGGCAGAGAATCGACGCGTTGAACAGCAGCGGCAAGTAGAGTACGAGGCGCTGGAGAGGCAGCAAAGGATGCAGAATTCCCTAAATCTAATGGCGCTTGGGAGCCGGATGATGCAGGCATCGCGCCCGACCCCCATGCCGGCGCCCCGCATGCCCGTCATAACGAACTGCCAAAACAACGGATACGGCGCCACGAACTGCACATCGTACTAACCCCCCCGTCGAACGCCAAAGACACCATCCCGCCAAGCGCGGGATTTTTTTCGTCTGCAATTATTAGTTTGCTATTGACGCGCTACTATTAGCAATCTAATATCCACCTCACAGCAACACCACACATGAGGTGACCATGATCGTCCAGCACAGCATCCTTGGCGCACACGCCAACACCCATCACATCGTCGATGACTTCGGCACGCTCCACACCGAACAGCCCAACAACCGCGCCTGGTGGTCAGCATTCCGCTTCGCCAACGTCGTGTCGTTCGAAGAGTGCGGCATGCGGTCGTTTAACCAAGCCGTCAGCGAACACTGAGGCCCGCCATGCTCTACGCCGACATCGACCAACTCCGCAACGCGCGGCCCGCTTCGAACTACATCCTCCGCTTCGTTTCGCACTTCGACCAGTACGTCAACTCGCGCCTCGTGCGCTCGGTTGGCTACGACCAGATCGTGTGGTGCTGAGCCATGGCCCTCTATCTCGCTGAGCGTGAGCTGGATTTCACCGACACCGTCGACGACGCCCACTACGGCTACTGCCCCGCATGCAAGTGCAACGTCCGGGCCAAGTCGATGGATTTCGGCATCGGCTGCTTTGAATACTGGGGCAGTCGTGAGGTGCACGTCGACATTCGCGAAGTCTGCCCCGAATGCGAAGGCGATCTGCTCGACGCCGAACCCGAAGAAGAAATTGATCTGGACGACTGACATGAACCTCGACCTCAAATACATCGTCGATGCGATCAAGGCGCTCAACGCAGCGAACGTAGCCCTGATGGAGGGCACGCCGGAGCAACGCGGCAGTGCTCGCGCGGACTGCATTCTTGCCGCCATCGCTCTCGAAGTGCGAATCGGGCGCGTGGTGGTCGACGTGAATGGCGTTGGCGTGCATCAACCGGCGGAGAGCCTGCAATGAAGCCCACCGAGCGCGACCTGCGCAGCCTCGATCAGGCCTATGGATTTCTCGCCGGGCTTGCCGCGATGGGCGCCGTCACTGTCATTTTGCTGATCATTACTGCGAGGCCGACATGCTGAAGAATCTCGATCTGCGCCACGTGCGCACCGGCGTAAAGCTCTCGCGCGCCGAAGTGCTGGACTCGGAATATCACGCGCTATGTGCTCGCACTGAGCGCCGGCAGCGGGCGGCTAAGGCTGCGCTGGCTCGTCGTGGTGTTGCGCCGCGCGTCGTCATCGGTAGCGGGTGGGTGCCGTCGTACATCGCCCGTCACTTCCATCACTGCGCTGTGCGAGGTCTGGCGTGATCCGCCGCTTTTCCGCATATCTCGATTCGCGCCCGGTCCTCGCCATGGTCCTTGGCTCGCTGGTCGCCTTCGCAATCCTCTACTTCGCCGCGCCGTCGCTGTATGAGCGTGTCGAGCAAACCGCTGTTTATCACTCGAAAGGTGCTGTATGAACCGCGAAGACTGGCTCCAGGAGCGCATGTCCGGCGTCGGTGGCAGTGATTCTGCCGCCGCGCTTGGCCTGTCGCCCTACAAAACGACTTACGAGCTGTGGCTCGAAAAGACGAAGCAGCTTGCCGCTGAGGACATCGACGGACTGGAGCGCATTCAGTTCGGCCGGATCATGGAAGACATCATCGCGCGCGAGTATGCCCGCCGCAATGACGTCAAGGTCCGCCGGCGCAATCAGATCGTGAAGCACTCGAAGTATCCGTGGATGCTCGCGAACGTTGACCGCATCGTCGAAGGTGCGCGCCGTGGCCTCGAATGCAAGAACGTCGATGGCATGGCGTTCCGCTCGGGCGAATGGGGTGAGCCGGGCAGCGACCAGGTGCCCGAGCACTACCTCATGCAGTGCCATCACTACATGATCGTTCTCGACTACCCAGAGTGGCATCTGGCCGCATGCGTCGGAGGCAACCGCCTCGAAACGTTCGTGATCCGACGCGACGCGGAGCTTGAGGAAATGATCGTCGAAGGCGAACACGAGTTCTGGAGGCGCGTCGAGAAGCATGATGCACCTGAGCCGGACTACACGCACCCGACGACGCTAGCTCTGCTCAAACGCATGTACACGGGTACTGACGGCGGCGAAATTCAGTTCGATGCGGACATGGAGAACTGGCACCGCGTCAAGCAGATGGCCGACGCGCGAGTTAAGGAATACGAAGCCGTCAGCGACGGCGCGAAGGCGCACATGCTGCGCGCAATGGGCAATGCCGCAATCGCTCGCCTGCCCGATGGCAGCACGTACAAGCGCAAGGAAGTGACCCGCAAGGCCTACGCAGTCGAGGCCGCCACCTATATCGATTTCCGTCACGCGAAGGCAAAGGAGTAATGCAGTCATGAGCACGAACGTCGTAAAACTCGAAGAAAACCGCGCCGTCGCGCAAGCCGACATGTCGCCGTCGCAAATGATGCTCGACATGAACACGCTGCAAACCGTTGAGCGCGTCGCGAACTGGATGTCTGAAGGAACCGTGACGGTGCCGGCGCACCTGCGCGGCAAGAAAGGCGACTGCTTCGCGATCGCGATGCAGGCCATCTTGCGCTGGAAGATGGATCCGTTCGCAGTTGCGCAGAAAACGCACCTGGTCAACGGCGCGCTTGGCTACGAAGCGCAGCTGGTCAACGCGGTGCTGCAGGAATCCGGCGCGGTGCGCGGGCGTCCGCACTACGAATACCGCGGCGAAGGCAGCGCGCTCGAATGCCGTGTCGCCTTTGTGCCCGCCGGCGAACAGGATCTGGTGTGGGGAGAATGGCTGAAGTCATCTGACGTCACCACGAAAAATTCGCCGCTCTGGAAGACGAATCCGCGCCAACAGATGGGCTATCTGCAGATCAAGAACTGGGCTCGCGCGTTCAAGCCGGGCGCGATTCTCGGTGTCTATACGGTCGACGAGCTCGAAGACAATCCGCCGCCCTCCCCGCGCGATATGGGCCGAGCTGAAGAAGTGTCGCCTCCCGAAGGTGGCTCGCGCACCGACGCCGTGCGCAGCAAGCTCGCATCGAAGCGCGGCGCCACGCCGAGCGTCGACAAAATCATCCGAGACATCGAGGCCGCGACGAACGCGCAAGAACTGAAGAAAGCCATCGAGCCGGTGGAAAGCCTCGCCAGCGAAGATGACAAGGCGAAGGCGCGCGCAGCATATCAGGCAAAGATCAAATCCGAGAAGGAACGCGCGCAACGCGAAGCCGCAGAGCAGCAGACGCAGCCGGCCGACGCCGGTGATGCGCCGACGATCGCCTACGACGAGCTTGTCGCGCGCTTCAATGCGACCAATGACGTCGACATGCTCGACGCTGATGCCACGCTTATCGGCCAGCTTCCTGAGGACCTTAAGCAGGACGCGATCGAGGCCTACAACAAGCGCCGCGAAGACTTGCTCGGAGCCTGATGTGACCGTCGAGCAACACCTCTGGAAGGCGCTGCGCCAGATCCGCAGCGCTGACCTTTCCCCGGTGGACCGCGAGCTTCTGCGATCCGCGTTCGCCGCGCTCGACGGCGGTCAGGTGATCGCGATTCCCGACCGCGTCGTCGCGCGCATCCGAGACATCGCAGCGCGTACGCCGAAGCAGTAACCCATATCAGGAGCACCCATGTTCACGGTAAGCAACCAGCTTTGCAAGATCGTCTCAGTGACGAACGTCTCTGAAAAGCACGGCAAGGATCGCGTGCCCGCGCTGTCGATCGGCCTTTACCTCGTCGGCTCCGGCTCGATGCTCGACCAGTTCGACGCCGCGCTTCGTCCGATGCTGTACCGCAAGCCTCAGCCGACGCCAGGCGGGCTCCCGCTCGAGTACGACGACAACGAACTGACCGAGCTGCGCTTTCCGTTCATGCGCAATCTCGCCTGGGATCGGAAATACGCCGGCTACCTGCTGCGCTTTCGCATCGGCGCGAGCGGTGCGGACGATGTTCTGCTCGCCGAATGCGGCTTGAAAGATATTCGCTTCGTCGCGCAGGAAGGCGGTTCAGTCGGCATCGCGTTCAAGGTAACAGCTCACCCGAATAACGAGATCGACCACGGCCGCATTGCGACGCGCTTGCAGCAGGAAATCTTCATCGATCTGACGCCGCCGGATCACGTGCCGACACTGTTTGATGGGCAGCCGGACGAAGAACAGGACGGCGAGCGCGATCCGTTCGAAGGCAGTGATTTGGCCCAGGACGAAAGCCGCATCGATTAAGAGTCTGCGCGGCGCTGCCCCAACGGCGTCGTGTGTGTTGAAAGCGGCGCATCCCCGGCCGCTCTTTTTCGAATAAACCTGAAACCCTAGACATGAACATTCTCGTTGGCTGCGAAGAATCAGGAACCGTACGCGATGCATTCGCCGCGCTCGGTCACAAGGTTCTCTCGTGCGACCTGATGCCTACGCGGCGCCGCGGCCCGCACTACGAAGGCGACATCTTCGACGTGATCGACTATCCGTGGGATCTGGCGATTTTCCATCCGCCTTGCACGCACACATCAGTAAGCGGCGCCCGGCACTTCGTAGAGAAATGGATGGACGGCAGGCAGGCGGCCGGCGTGGCGTTCTTTATGAAGCTGGTGCGGCTCTCGGCACACATCCCGAAAACGGTATTCGAGCAGCCGGTTTCGATCATGAGCAGCCTCTATCGAAAGCCTGACCAAGTGATCCAGCCATGGCAATTCGGCCATGGCGAAACCAAAGCGACGTGTCTATGGCTGAAAGGCCTGCCGCTGCTGATCCCGGCGCAGATTGTCGATGGCCGCGCCGATCGCATCCACAAGATGCCGCCCGGCCCAGAACGTGCCCGCGAGCGCTCCAAGACGTACGACGGCATCGCAACCGCAATGGCAACCCAATGGGGCGGCGATCTCGTATCGCAGGCCGCCTAACCATCCCGAGACCCATCATGAACACCACCACGAATACAGTCGCAGCGAGTCTGAGCGATGAGCAGAAGAAGCAGATTGCTGCCGTAGTCCACCGTGACTGCGCATTGATTCCCGGCGCGAACTTCTACACCGCAGCGGAACTGGCGATTCAAGCGACGCTCGCACAGATTAGCCGCGCCACTCCCTCACCGCAGGCAGACGCCGCACCGAGCGTTACGTTGAACGGCGCGCAATTGCTTGAGGCGCTTGAGTTCGTCGCACCGGACTACCCCCGCGATGCCGAACAGCTTGAATGCGAAGTCACGATTCAGCGTGGCAATGGTCACGACGGGCCCGGCCTTTACTGCTGGATTACCGAATATCCCGACGAAGGGGCGATTCGTCTCGACGCCGCTCCTGCTGCAGCTAACGGGGAACAGTGAAATGAGCCGCATCGTCTGCCAATTCTCTTGCGGCTCCGCGTCTGCGGTCGCGACGAAGCTGGTGCTTGCCCAGTTCGGAGAGACGCATGAAGTACTGATCGTGAACGCATTTATTGAGGAAGAGCACGAGGACAACCGCCGATTCGCCGCTGACTGCGAACGCTGGTTCGGCAGGGAAACTATTAACCTGCGCGACACCAAATATGACGCGAGCGCAATCAAGGTGTTTGAAACGGTCGGTTACATCAAAGGTCCGCATGGCGCAGCCTGCACCACACGAATCAAACGTGGCCTGCTGCGAGAGTTCGAAGCTCCTGGCGATACGCTTGTCCTTGGCTACACAGCAGAGGAGCAATGGCGGTTGGATGATTGGCTGGAAAACTGGCCAGATCGACCAATCGTCGCACCGCTCATAGAGCGAGGGCTGACGAAAGAGGACTGCAAGGCGATGGTGCTGCGCGCCGGAATTGAGCTTCCGATGATGTATCGGCTCGGCTATGACAACGCCAACTGCATCGGGTGCGTCAAGGGAGGCCTAGGCTACTTCCGCGCGATCCGTGACGACTTCCCGGTGCAATTTGAAAGACTGGCCCAAGCCGAGGAAAAGGTCGCCAAGCTTCATGGCGAAAA